CCCCTTCGGAGAGCGTCATCTTCGTGGACGGGTCGTTGACCTTGAAGGTCGCGGAGAATATCATCCACACATAGTCCTTTTCCTCCTCGCGTTGTTCCACGTTGTCCTTGACGAACCGCACGTGTTGGAAACCACGTCCTTGCCACGAGTCGTATATCTTGATTTCCCCTTGGGTAATCTTCGCACGGAACGCCTCCTTGTAGGTGTTTATCGCGTCAAAGGAGACATCGCGGATATAGAACTTCACCGTGTACTCGAACGCCTTGCGCTTGAGGGGAGCCACGTACTCGTCGTCGCCGTCCTCGTCGAACCAATCGTTCTTGTACGGGTCCTTCGCCTCGTAGTTGTCCGGGTACGGCTGGGCTTGCGCCACGAGGCCGTAGTCCCGCGTGTCCCATGCGGAGGACTCGCTCCCGTTCTGTATGTAGAACGGATGATAGTTCAATATGGAGGGTATATACGGCATAATAGCGTTGCAAATATGTGAAACGAATCCAATAAATGCAACAAACGGTTAGATTTGTTGCACTTAATGGGTTTAAGCGGATTCTACTCTCACAACCATTCCGGAAGTGCCGGGCGCACCGATGACCGATTGGAGTTCGGAGAGGATGCGGTTTGTCGCTTGTGCGGTGTCGTAGTTGGTCGCGGCGATTTGAGCAAGGTAGTCTTGCAAGGTCGGGAGCGCACCGCCGAGGGATTCGACCGCACCCCAACCCTTCTCTTGCATCACGCGGATATAACTCACGTCGGCGCGGATGGCGTTGATGTAGGAGGCCAAGAGGTTCGCCGTGTCCTCGGTGATGGACTTGATGCCGGAGCCGAGGGAGCCGGAACCGGACGAGCTCGAATCCGCGCGGTTGAAGTACGGGTCGAACGCCGTAAGTATTTGCGAGAACAAAGGCTCCATCCCGGCTATCTTCTCCATGTCCCCGGCGATAGCGGCCATAGCACCTTCCGCGTTGCCGTTGACGAACATGTCTGCTATCTTATCAGCCTCCTCTTTGTTCAACACTTGGTCAAGGATAGCGGACTCAACGAGCATCTTCGCATACTGCCTCGCTACGTCGTCAAGGATGTCCGCGTAGTCGAGCGCCGCATTCCCGGCCTCTATCCATTGGTCGATGATGTTGTCGGCGGCGGACGAGGCGATATCTCCGAAAACGGACTCTAACACCTCCTCGACATCGGCAATCGCCTCAGCGTAATCCTCAGAATCGGTGATAGCCCGCTCCATCCAATCTCGCTCCTCGTCGGAAATATCCTCGTATGTGTCAAGGATGGCTTGCAACGTAACAGAGTTCAAGTTTCCGTAAACATCATACAATTGCATCCCGAGGTTTTCGGCAAGAGTCGAAAGGGAGTATCTTGAATCCGGGAGGTACGAGCCGGATGCGTAATTCTCCCCGTGCATCCACCCAAGAGCCTTTTGCCAAAAGTTGAAACGATGCGTGGTTAGGTTAAACTCCTCGGCAGATTCGCGGTAAGAGTCCATAGACTTCTTGATTCGGTCGAGCTGTCTTATCCTGGACTCCACAAGCGCGGTCGTGCTCGTCCCGAAGAACGACCCGGCCTCTGTGTCTTGGAGTCGTCCGGTAGAGCGGGCTTCGCGGGCTGCGGCATATTGCCTCTTCAATTGTTCCTCCTCGATAGCCGCCAACTCAAGGACCTTCGCATTGAGGGCCACCACAACGGCAATCCACCCCATCGCGGCTCCGGTCCCTCCTCCGCCAAACTCCTTGAAGGCGCCAAGTGCCTTGTTCGCCATTTGGCCGATTTCAGTCAATCCCTTAATCGTGTCCCCAAATTTCGTGTCGGCTACTTCCGCAAGAGCATCGGCGAGAGAGGTGACTTCCTTTACAACATAAGACGCCTCTCGTTTGATGGATTTTAGTTCCTCCGGCTTGACCGTCCCATTCAACTTCGCATTGACAATGGCTTCAAGAGCGGCTTGTAACTTCGCAAGCGTCTCGTCGTCGAGCGCATCTTTGACGGATTTCGGGACATCGAGTTTCATAAGAGCACTCTTTATTTCCCGGATTTGACCTATGGTCTTGTCGGACCACTTCGTCATGTCATACCCCTGCATCCCGTCGTCAAAGATTTTCTTCGCAAGCCCCACGACGCCCTCTTGAAAAGCCTCGTCGTTCGCATCTTTCACGGAGGTGAGCCAATCGTCCCAATACTTCTTCCCGTTCTTGAACTCGTCGGATGTCTTGGAGTACATCGTGCCAAGTTCATTGATTCGCTTCGTGTACTCGGCAAGCGCGGAGGCATTTGCTTTTGCGCGTTTTGAGACAAGCTCCGAAATGTCGCGGTCTATGCCTTCTCCGCCAATAAGACCTTCGCCGACAACTTTGCCAACGGCTTTTGCGTAGGACTCAAGAGCCTTTTCCTTGTCATTGAGTCCCTTGTCTATTTGCTTGTTGTTATTGTCAAAATCTTCGAGGATTTGGTCGAAGATAGCATCAAGGCTATTCTCAATTTCATTCGCAATTTCATCATAGGACTCCTTGACGACCTTGGCGGAGCCTTTCAACGGAGTCCACGTGTTTTGCGTTGTCGGAGTAGTGGATGTGGTTTTCTTCGTTGGAATCGGGCCAACAAAATCCGGGTCTAACTCCGTACCTTGCATTCCGTACTCCTTCACAATCGCGCGGACGTTGCGGAGGTATTCGGCTTGTGCGGCCTTTTGGGTAGAGAAGATTTGCCGCAAGTCTCCGATGTAGTCTCCGCGCTTTAAGATGGACGACACTCTGTCGTTATCCATGAAGTTCTCGAACGTCCCATTATTCCGCAAGATGCGCTCCATCTCATTCGTGAGAATATACGCATCGGCTCGACTATATTGTTTGTAGAGACGGTCTCGAATGTCGCCGACGGATGCGTCCATCGTGTTTTGCATGATGTCGCGCTCGGATTGGATGAAGTCGGCTACCTTCCTCTCCTTCACGCTCTCTATGACTGCGGCGGTAAGGTCGTTGTAGGCCGTCTCCAAGGTTCCGACTTTGTTTATCTCCTCGTCAAGCCCATTAAAGTATTGTCCATACGACCTCACCAACTCGTCCTTCGCCTTCTTCCATTCGTCCGTCCCCTTGGCATTCAATTCCAACTTTGCCTTGAGCTCGTCAAGTTTTTCCTTTTCTTCGTCTATGCTCTTGTCGAGCTCCTTCATCCCGTCCGTAAGACGCTTTTGCCCTTCGTGCGCCCTCTTATAGAGCTTGTATATCTCAACCCCGGCGACCGCAACGGCCGCTCCAAGGAGCGCATACGGGTTCGCCGCTATCCACGCACCGATGGCCTTTAGACTTGCCACGACCTTACTGTTCGCAACGGTGAGGGAAAGGCTCCCGGCTTCAACGATTGCTTGAGTTGCTTTGAATGCTCCGAAAGCAAGAACAATATCCGGGATCAACTTTCCGAGCGTGTCAAGGTGCGACACCAGATTGGTGATTGCATCGACCGCGCCCTTCAAAAGAGCCTCGTTGCTTGTTCCCATGTCATACAACGCCTGTTGCCAAACGTCCCGGAGTTTGCCTATCTTACCTTGCAAGGTGTTCACGAGAACCTCTTGCATATTGTAGAACTTGCCGCCCTCGGAGGTCATACGGCGGAAAGCCTCCTCGACCATCTCGAACGGAATCTCCTTCTTGGAGATACGTTGGAACACCTCGGAGAGAGAGATGGCATGACCTTCGGTCTCTTGGATTTGCTCGGCGAGGGACTGGAGAAGCGGAACGCCCGCCTCGGTGAATTGCCGGAGTTCCGTGCCTTTCAACACCCCCGCCGCCTTGACCTGGCCGTATGCGAGGATGATTCGGTCCATATCAACGCCGAGGCCCGCCGCAACATCGGCAAGCCGTTTCTCGGTCTCGACGAGTTGGTCCGCGTCGATGTTGAACGCCGTGAGTTGCTTCGCGTACTTCGAGAGGTCTTGGAAGGTGTACGGAGAGTTGAGCGCGTTCTTCCGGAGGGTGTTGAAAATCTCATCGGCCTTCTCCGCGTCTTGCAACATCGAAGTAAGAGCCATCTTCTGAACCTCGAATTGCCCCGTCACATTGACGAGCTCCGACACGAAGCGGCGGACACCAACTGCACCGAAGGCGACACCCGTAAGTTGGGCGATGGTTCGCATGATCCCCTCTGTCCCGATGAGCGCGGCGTTCGCGTCCTTGACCGCATCCTTGTGCTTCTTGGTCTCATCGGTCGTTTTCTTGGTCTCGTCGGTGAGTTTCTTTTGCTTGCCCGCATTCTCGTCAAGCGTCGCGCCGAGCTTTTTGTTCTCGGCCACGGCTTGTGCTACCTTACCCTTTATTTCAAGGGCTTGCGAGAGTTCTAAATTCAGCTTGTGAGCAAGCGCGATGTCCTCGTCCACCTTCTTTTTGAACTCGGAGTCATTAAGGATAACCTCAAAATTGAGACTACTAACGTCGGCCATATCTCTTACTTCTTAAATAGTTCATCCATCGTGTATGGAACATCCTTTCCTTCCGAACGGGCCCTCTCCCGCGCCTTGCGGTTCGCCTCCTCCTGGAGAGCGATGGCCTTGTCCTTCGGGTTGTATTTATAGTTTTCAAGCCCGTTGTCCTTCTTGCCTTTCTTGCCCTTCTTCTTTCGGTTATAGAGCGTATGCGGAAGGTCGGCTTGCATGATTTCAATTTGAGCGCAAGTTAGGACGCATCGGTATCCGAAATCCCTTTCCCAACGGAATAGCCTCCAACGTGGTCTCCCGTATTCGGGGAAGTCCTTGACGAACGCCGCTTCTCGCCCAAGAGAAGTTCTGCTCGGTACTGCTCGGCTTCCTTCTTCGTCATCGCCATCATATCCGTCATTGTATCCAGAGAGTACGCTAAAACTTTGTAGTGTGCCGTAAGATGAAATTTTTTTTTTCCTTCGGCGATTATATCAACAATCTGCGGCTCGCTATATCGGAATGCTAACCAACGCCATAGAAATCCATAAAACAACCTTATCTTGATGTCGTTGTTTAGAATCATCAAGGCCGCTTCTTTGAAAGCGAAATAAGGCTCTTTACAAAGGTCTTCGGCAACGGATGATCCGTCCTTGATTTTGACGGACGCGAGTTCTCGCTCAATCCACACCTGTGTAATTCGCTCGATAGTGTATGGGTGCATCCAACGTAGTTTGACGCTTCTTTTTGTACCCTTAATCGGCACTATGGACACCGAGTTATTCACGATGTCGTTGTACTCTGCTCTTTCGTTAATTGTTGGCTTCCTCATTGTGCTTTTTGGTTCTGCTCGCGAATGCCGCCCTTTGTTCTGGAGTCATGCTTGCGAATATTTTTCTCTTTGATTCACTCATTTTGCGTCGCGCTTCTTCGGATTTCGGCTTTCGCATTTTTTGCTTCGTTTCTTCCGAGAGTTTCCAATGCTTACCTCTTGGGCCTTTGAAAGTCTTTGTAACTTTCTCTCGATACTCTGATTCCTGCCG